ATTAAGGGTTATAGCGCCACCCGTAGGGGTGGGAGAATAATAGTCTGTATGGAAGATACTTCTTAACATTAAAGCCAGAAAGCACCACCATGTCTCCTACTCATCTGTTTAATCATTTCAACAGCTTGAGGAGGAAGATTATTATATTTCTTCTCTAGTATTGGTGAAATCCTTTTAAGTGTTCTCTCAGAATTAAATTTTATATTATCTAATTTTTCTGATTGACCAGATATCGTTAACGAGTCAAAGTAGAATTCTTCTACAGACTCGGCTAATGATAAAGATCTAAGGGATCGTTTAATTAATTTAGTTGTCAATAATGAAGCAGGAAATCAATTCCTGTCTCATGTTGCAATTTTATTAAAATCAAGGAAAGAAATTTCCTTGACGATTCCAATTAGATCAATCTGGCTTTCATCTAAACTAGATTTATCTAATTTAAAATGAGAAACACTTGAAATGGTCCTTTCCAAATAGTTCGAAAGAGCTAAAAGGAAGGGAAAAGTACTAACCTGGTTTAAGTCAGGAACGATAATGGTAAGATATTTTCAAACCATATCACCTGATTTTAAAATCATGGTAGTATTAGTTTTCACCATTTCAGCCAGTTCACCCGATATAACCCTCTTTCAGAGGATTGTTATATCTGGTGACATTGCGAGTTCACCTAATCTTCAACTATGTTGACATAAGAGAGATCTTATTTCTTCATTAGTTGCAAGATTAAGTGAGTATCGTACTGTGGTTGAAAAATATCTAAGATTAGTGGATAAAAATCTAGGATTTCAAGTTTTCTTGATCTTCTTAATTCTTATCACTAAACGGTGATATACTTTTCCAACTATATCGGTCAAAGGTAAACTTCCTAAGAAGGTATTTTGTTTAATTGTAAAGTAATCCAAAAATATTAAATATAATATTAATGGGTTCTTTAAATTATCAAATATCCCCCTTAATGGTAGACCAGAAACCTCTTTTCCTTTACGTATTCATCTCTTAGCGAATTCATATGTATTTTTTGATACATGTGTTTTATGCTGTGAGATGTCTACACCTAACTTTGTCATAACCTGTATATACTTTCTTGCGACAGCATTGTCTTTAATGACAATGTCATCACCAAGGAGTATATAATTCTTAAAGTTCTCTTTTCCGCATAAAAATGCAGATCATTGAACAATAAGATGGTGGGTGAGTGCAAGCATAGCTCAGGAACTATAACACCCCATTGGTTGGCCTACTGCATAACGCAGTAGCTGACCATCTGGGGTAATGTAGTCTCTGTCTATCAAGATAGAATGTCAATGTTTTCCTAAACGATAACCGTTAAAATATAAATATGATAACAGTTTTTGTTGAAGGATTATTGGTATCCTATCTGTTGCTGCTGTAAGGTCTAGGGATCAATATGAGTCTTCTCCTTCTCATGAATGAAAAGGGTCTTGAGTATAAGTTCTATCAGTAACCATTCTTGATACAATATCAAGAACTGTGTCACTGATAGGCTTTAAAACAATCTGAGAATAATAGTCAATCATGGCTATTGGTCTCATTTTGCATTCAGGATCCTTAACAATAGCTATACGACCCAAGGCACCATGCTCAAAAATCTTTATAGATTTTTTACGCGTTGGACCTTTTGGAAGTATTAGTTCATTGTGATTTATATATGAGAAGAAAGGACCAAAAAGTTTATTAACAAAATCTTTTCCACCTAATATATACAGGTTCATTATATTATTTGAACGATAGTATTTTAAACTATCAATTAAAGATAATATAGTTGGACCATGTGGACCTTGTTTCAAAGATAAATAAAAATTATTCTTTGTTACAGGTGTTAGGACTTTCTTGTTAGTTATTGATAATACTCACTTCTTTATAAAAGAAGAGGGTATTGTATAACATTTTCCTTTATAGGGATTTGTTATAGTTTCAAAACTAATAGGGATGTCTTCACTTTTAAGTGGTTTAATAGTTCTTGAAATATTCATAAGTGTCAAAACAATTCTGATACTTATGTTATCTCTTGAATCTATTAATGGTTTTAAGTAGTAAAATCTCTTTGGAAAACCTTTCTTTATTGAGACAAATTCTTTAACTTTATATAGTGGTTTACCACACATGTATCTTGTTATTACAAGTCTACATGTTTTTAGGTATTTCACTGTATAAAGAGTTCCATTACTTTTTAATAGTAAAGAAATGGTACTTAGAACTTGTTTTAATGGTTCAGTAATATCTTGATTTCACACAAGACTTATTATTCTTTTTATAATAAGATTAAGTTTGGAATTAAACATATTATAGGATTAAAAGAAAGGCTAGGCTCATACCTGTGGCCACCATGTAGTAAGCTTACTCATCATCCACATAGGTTCCCAGTTATTGAAACACGAGTTTAGTCTCGTTTAACAATATTAAAGAATAGTTATTAATTATTCAAACTGGTTTACATGACATGTTAGGTCTCCTTACTACCCTTTCATTAGTTATTAATTAATTACTGAGTAGGGTGGTTGGAGGGTATGAGGCTGAAGGTCCAATCCCTTTCGGGGAACCTAAACTAGGAAGGGCGCCTTTTGCCGTTTAGTTCGATTATACTTAATTGTATAATGAGCTCTAGAAGCTCCTATATGTGCCGTAAGGC